ATTTGAACTAATGGTTAAGTATCAAGACAAAGAAAGAATTGTTATGCTCAACAATCAGTATGTACCTGTAAGACCGACTGAATGGAAAGATAAATTTAATATTAATATCGTAGTTGGATTAGGTACAGGTTCTAAAGAACAACAAATTTTATTATTGAACAACATCCTTGAACGACAACTTCAAGCCTTTCAATTACAAGGTGGAAAAGAGATGCCAATGGTTAGTCTTAAAAATATGTATAACACTTTATCTAAAATTATTGAAAACGCAGGTCTTAAAAATGTGGATAGTTATTTTGTAAATCCTGATATTGGCAAACAAATGATGGCTCCACCTGCTCCACCACCATTAACTCCAATTGAAAAAATTGAATTTACTAGAATTGATGCTGAGAATAAGAGAAAAATTGCTGATCTTGAATTACAAGCTCAAGAGCTACAACAAAAAACTCAACAAATGGCTTTAGATTTTGAAGCTAAGATTAAAGAGATGGCATTAAAATATAATACTCAATTAGATACTGCTAAGATTAAAGCAGATGCAGACTTAGATAAGATGATGATGGCAGGAGAAAATAAAATTCTTGAACAAGCCACAAAATCAACTAATATGTTTAGCCAACAAGTACAAGGACTAAATGGAAACCAAAGATCAGGTGCGGAGATCGGAAGAAATCAGCCGATCCAACCAAGCCAAACAGATATTGGAGAATAAAATTTTTGTAGAGGCAATTGAGTCTCTAAAAAAACTTTATTCTGAAGCACTACTTGAAAAAACAGGTGCTAAAGAAAGTGATACCAGAGAAAAACTTTGGATTGCTTATAATGTTGTTGGAAAAGTCGAACAACATCTTCAAACTGTAATCGAAACAGGAAAACTTGCAGAGAAACAGTTAGAAGATTTTAGAAAACAACAACGTCAAACAAAATTTTAACCGATCGGTTAGAATAAATCAAAGCCAAGTCATAAGACAGCTTATTTTATAATAAGTTTTCTATAAGACAGCTTAACCCAATAAGGAGGACTATGTCTGACTCAAACCCACTGTTGAATAATGCAACAGTACAAGGTGCTGCTAAACACATTGAAGGTTTGATGGACTCTAAAGGAGTTATCAAAGAACCTACAAAGGAAGCAGAACCAGTTGAACCAAAAGAAGAAGTGAAAGCTGAAACTGAAGTTCAACAACCAACTGAAACTCAACCTGAACAGGAAGTTGAAGTTCAAGAAGAAGACGCATCTATAGATGAAAATGCGATTGAAGAACAAGAAACCGATCTACACCAAGTCATTGTGAATGGTGAAAAGATTGATGTTGACCTTGAAGAATTAAAAGCAGGTTATCAAAAGGATGCCGACTACAGACGAAAAACTGAGGAGTTAGCAATCGAAAAAAGAGAGCTAAAGTCTGAAGAAGATCGTTTGAAAAATCAGTATTCAACTAAGATGGAAGATTTAAATTCTTTAGTTGCAACTTTAAATGCTGAGATAAACAATGATATGAATTCCAAAGAATTAGATGCTCTTTGGGATGAAGATCCAACTGAAGCTGCTAAAGTAGATCGTAGAATTCAGAAACGAAAACAAACGATTCAACAAGCACAGCAAAAACTGAGAGAACATCAACAAGCTCAGTTTCAGGAAATACTAAGAGAAGAACAAAAAAAACTTCACTTAAAACATCCTGAGATCGCTGATCCTGTAAAGGGTGCAACAGTAAAGTCGGAGATAATGAATTATTTAAGTTCTAAAGGTTTCTCAAATGAAGATGTCGCTAGAATTTATGATTCAAGATATTTCGATGTAATAATGGATGGGATGAACTTTACAAAATCTAAATCAGTTAAACCTGGTTTAGTTTCTAAAAAAGTGAAACCTACAAAGTTTGTTAAGTCTGGTGTTAAAGCAACCAAAGAAGATTTGGATAATAAGTCAAGGTTGGAGAAGATTAAAACGTTGAAACGATCAGGAAGTCCAAAAGACGCAACTGATTTGTTGATGCGTTATTTATAAACCAACAACCAAATAGGAGAAAAAAATGGCTGTTTATAAAACATACGATACAGTTGGCATAAGAGAAGATTTGGCAGATATTATTTATTCAATATCTCCAACTGAAACACCTTTTATGTCTGGGATTGCTAAAACAAAAGCAACAAACACAACACATGAGTGGCAAACAGATGCTTTAGCTGATGTAGCTGCTAATGCTGCAGTTGAAGGTGCTACGATTTCTTATGGAACTCAAAGCTCTACAACTAAAGAAAGTAACTTTACTCAAATTTCTACAAAAGCTGTTCAAGTATCAGGTACAAATGATGCTGTAACATCTGCTGGTAGAAACAATGAGTTAGCTTACCAAGTAGCAAAAGCTGCGAAAGAGTTAAAAAGAGATATGGAAACTGCTCTTTTATCTAACAATGCTAAAGTTGCTGGTGATGGTTCTACTGCTAGAGAACTAGGTGGTTGCCAAACTTGGATCGAAACAAATGTCGATGCAGGTGCTGGTGGATCTGGTGCTGGTAATGGTGCTGCTAGAACAGATGGTACTCAGAGAGCATTTACTGAGGATCAATTAAAGTCAGTTCTAAGACAATGTTACGATCAAGGTGGAAACCCTAACATGATTATGGTAGGTGCTTTCAACAAACAAAAACTATCTGGTTTCACTGGTGGTTCAACTAGATTTGACCAAGCAGAAGACAGAAGATTAGTTACTTCAATTGATGTATACGAATCAGACTTTGGAACACTACAAGTTGCTCCAAACAGATTCATCAGAGGTGCTAATGCTACTGCTGCTAAAGTAGGTCAAGATGCTCTAGTATTAGAGATGGACTACTGGGCAGTTTCTTTCTTAAGAGACTTTACTCTACAAACTCCAGCTCAGACTGCTGACGCAGATCAGAGATTTATGTTAGCTGAGTACACTCTTGAGTCTAGAAATGAAAAAGCTAGTGGTGCTGTATTTGATCTTACAACATCATAATAAATAATTTGTGGTGGGGGAGAAATCCCCCATCATATTTAAATCAACAATTTTGTTTGGTCTTTGAAGATTTTTAAAGTCGGAACGAAGCAAATAAAAAGGATAAAAAAATGAGAACACTTAATGATTATTTTATAACTGCTGAGATTGAAGACGTATCTACAGCTTCATCAACTTTTGTTGCTATTCCTGATGGCGGAAAAGTAGTTAAAATTTTAACTGCTTTACAAGGTGCTATTTCAGGTGCAGATGCAGCAATCACTTTTGAAATTGGTGGAACTGCTATGACTAACTCAGCAATTACAGTTGCAAACTCTGGTTCTGCTGCAGGTGATGTAGATTCATCTGAGCCAAGTGCTGCTAATAGAGTTGAAGAAGGTGGATCTATCGAAATGATTACAGATGGTGGATCAACTGGTACTGCAAAATTAGTTGTAACATTTGTTATAAGAAGATAATATTAATTGGGGGATCTTGCCTAGCGGTATTTCCCCCACCCTAATTTAAGGAGAAAACTATGAGTTTTAATTATGGATTAAGACCTACAACACACCAAGCTATAACAAGCACAGGTACAAGTTCACAATCAAGTGCATTTGGTTCACAAACTGAATATGTAAGAATAGCAGCTACTGCTGATATTTATATTTTATTTGGTGCTAACCCAACTGCTGTATCTACTGCTGGATCATCAACTATTTTTGTTCCTGCTGATGAACCTGAAGTTTTTAAAGTTTCACCTGGTGAAAAAGTTGCTGTAATTGGAAGTGCGGAAGTTTCAGTTACTGAAATGAGTGCTTAGTGGCTAAACAAAAATTTGTTCATTTTGTTCCAAGACCAAAGCCTAGAAAAAGACCTGGTAAACATAAAAAGTCTCAGAACAAAAATGAGAAAAGACAGAAAAAACAAAAAAGATATAAAGGTCAAGGCAGATGAAAAAAGATATTGAAATAGATGGTTTAAAAAAAACTACCTACATCAAAGATGATATAGATGGTAAAATTGTAACCAAAGAAGAAGTCAATATTAAACCTCACTTAGAACATAACAAGCGATTATTTACCTTAAATGATGGGTATAGCAAATCAAGAGATATGAAAAGAGTTGCTAGTATTCCAACTATTGCTTTGCAAGTCTGGGCAAAAGAATATAATGGTAGTAATAATTGGTTTGGATTACCAAAAGATGTTCAAAAGAATATTTTGAAAAAAAAGTTAAACTCTAATGAGTTTCAATATTTCAGAACCGCAGAAGGTAAATTATAATGGCATTAAATACATATTCAGCATTAAAGACATCAATAGCAAACTGGCTAAATAGATCAGATTTAACATCAGAAATTTCTGGTGATTTTATAGTTCTTACTGAAAAAGATTTCAATTCAAAATTAAGAATAAGAAAAATGGTAACAACTGATAGTTCTTTTACTATTGATGCAGAAACAGTTGCCTTACCTACAGGATTTTTACAAGTTAGAGATTTTTATATTTTAAATGGTGGTACGAAGTATGCTTTAAAATATATTACACCAGCTCAAATGGATCAAATCAAAGGTGGTTCTATGACTGGACAACCTGGAACATTTACAATTATAGGTGATAACTTTAGATTTGCACCTGCACCTTCAAGTTCATACACAGGTGTTTTAAATTATTACAAAGAATTTGATCCTTTATCAGATAGTAATACATCAAATTACATTTTAGCAAATCACCCAGCTATTTATTTATATGGTTCGTTATATCATGCTGCTAATTTTTTAGGAGGTGTAGAACCAAGTCAAGTAGCACAATGGGAAAAGATGTATCAAACAGCACTTGAGAGATTAGACAGAAACGACAGAGAAGATCAATATGGTAACGCACCTTTACAACAACGATCTGATGTTACAGTAGGTGCTGCATTTACTGATAGCTCAAGAATTTCTATAACAAATAATACATAGGTTTATTGATGCAAATACCTTTTGGAGAATGGCTACCAGATCAACCTGAACATAATAATCCAGGTGCGAATGTTGCTAACAATGTATACTTTGCAAGACAATCCTATAAACGATTTCCTTCTCTAGTAGATTATTCA